TTTCCACTGCTTTAGTCCTCCTTAATGTGCCAAATCTAAACTATTATCAAAGGCACTACTAAAAGCGCCACCAGAATATCTATCAAAATCTGTACTAAACTCTTTTCCGAATGCTCCTGTTAGCATTATACCATCATAATCATAAGCATTAGTAAAAGCATTAGAGAATTCTCTGCCAAAATCTAATCCTCTGCTACACAATATGCCATAACCAGTTCCTCCCCAGCTGTTATCGAAAGAAGGACTAGCAAAAAATGAACAGTCAAAAGCATTAGAGAATTGTCTACCTTTAAAATCAAACAAAGCAATCGTTTGTGCAGGTTTTACTGCATTCAAAGTATCCATCAATTCTTGGATATTATAATTAATGCCATATTCTACAGTAACCCATACAAGCCAAAAATGTATATTTCTTAATGGCCCGATAGGTGTATTTACTGTAGAACTTCCAACAAAGAATGGCGAAAACTCTTCTATGGTTATTGTGTAACCTAAATCTGCAGCAATACCTATAAAATATTCTTTGTGTGAATACCCATACTGATAGAACTTTGCCACAATGCTTGCAATACGCTCTTGAGTAGTTAGCCCGATATTCTTATCATATAATCCTAAATCATATTCATATTCTTCAATAAGTTCTGATACCCTTGATGGTATCGACTCATTAAATAGATCTTCAGCTCTTAAAGATACTCTGCTAAGTTCTTCTGCAAAACCTCTTAATACTTTTGCCATCCAGCTATTTGAATTTCTATTCCACAGTTTACCTTTAGGTAAAAGAGATTGTAGAAGTTTTAAATACATATCACCTGTGTATATCATGCATAATCCTCAAAAGTAATATCACCAAGAACATGCACTTCATTAACAGCAGCAGATACATCATCATATGGATAAGTAATTTTAGATCGTACTTCTCCTACAGCACTAGAGATAGCTTCATACATCTGACTTAAAGAAATAATCTCACCTGGGCCACCTCTTGTTTTGAATAAATCTTGCATCCTATCAATAACAGATGTACGAATAACAGAAGTATTTGGATACAATTCAATAGTCATATTAATTGTTTTTGCCATAATTGGTACTACCACGAATCCTGCTTGTGCAGTTACTGGTATACCTATAATCGTATTTGTATCTGGATCTAGATGGCTAATGATATAATTATACATAGTAAGACGATCAGCAGATGTTGGAATTATATCTGTCTCATTATCTTTAACAAATGCTAATCCAACAGTCCCTGGCCCATTATAAAATGGAATACACCATGCTCTTGTGACTCCTGATACTTCTAATGCCCAGCTCTCATAATCAAATTCAGCACCACCATGCGGAGGTTGACGTTTTCTTAGTAACAGTCTTGAACGATAATCTTCACTTAATTCTGCATCTACACCGCCAGTTATTCCTAACGATCCTACAGTAACCACAGAGCTAACACCAGAAATAGGAGAAACAAATGATAAACCAATACCAGCAGATTCATTGTATTCATCACCATAATCTTCAGCAATAAAATTTACATCTGCACTTCCGCCAACAATTGTAGCATCTGCAATGATTATATATATGCTACCATCATCTGCTGCAAGTTTAGTTTCTGCAGCAATTATGATTCCATCTGTACCTGTAACAGTCCCTGAGCCAGTTGCTTTAACACCAATCTTACGTGGTATACCATATTCAGTTCCATGGACATCTAGATATTCATCATCTGCTTGAGATACAAACAGTTGTTTTTTCATGTAGTCTAAAAACCCATAGATAAGATGTACTGCCATTCCAAATACTCTGGAAAAAATAAGGAATACAGAACGTCTTAAGAATGTGTTAGCGTTGGCAACCCATGTATTTAAATCAGAGACCATGCGGTCAATTATTTGTTGAAGCGTTGGCCTTAAGAATGGCATACTTGCCCCCTATTAATTAAGTTCATATTGTGCAGTCCATATATCATTAAACTTTATTCCTAATATTTTGTCGCTATCTTTATAAATAGTAATATTCAGAACTAATTTTTTTGTTTCCTCATATCCTACTATACTTGTAACTACATCTATTTTAGAGGCTACACCATCTTCGATCATCCAATTAAGTGCTTGCTGCACATACTGTTTTGCCTTATTGGCATTCTCTTGTGTTGCTTTTGATCTATCTAACAGCCACAATTTACTACCAATATTATCATCATTTGACGGTAGTAAGTCCCCCACCCATCCTCTAAGATCATTAGGATCGTCGACATTGTCGTCCTCGCTCGCGCGTGCGTCCGTGTATAAAGAGATAATAACAGAAGTTTCAAGTCCTTCCTCTCTTTCTAAATCCCCATTTAAGAAATTGAAATCTCCAACAGCTAGATCATTATCATAAATTATTTTTATATCCGTTGCCATTTCAACCTCCCGTTACCACTGTAGTAGTTTTTGCTGCTGATATATCTAATGTCTGTGTTCCAGGTAGTCCTGCTATGTCTTGTTTCTTTGCCAACTCTGCATTAAATCCAGAGACTAAACTTTGCAGTGCAGTATTCAAAGGCCCCCACAATACAAGTTCTTTATCATTACCGTTGATCTCTATTTTGCCATCTTTCAGCAAAATAGTATTTCCAAATTTATCATATAGACAGACTTCACCTTCATTCAGAGTAGTAGGTCTATATGCTCTAGTGCCTACTTTAATTGCAATTGCTTGTTCTCTATTTCCATCTGGACAGATAAGAATTACTTCTGTATCACCACTTACTTCTGGATATGTCTCTAATCCATACTCTTGTATCCTGTCTATATCTGTTAGTGTTTCACCATAAATTCCTTTTACTTGTATTCTTTGTACCTTGCCAGAGTTGTTTATAGCAGTAAGAATTGCTCTACCAATCATTGAATATATTTTATTTGATAACATTGTAAAAATATTCATCTACTAAACTTCCCTTTTATCTGCACATTCTTTGTCGTGAATGCATCTCTATGCACAACAGTCATGGACGTTTCACATTGACTATCCTTATTATATTGTAACCTGATTTCACATATTAGTTTACTACTATTTTCACCCAAATAATCTATAACAGTAATGATAGTATTGATGTTCCACGGTTTATCATTTGATTGTACTATATTTTTTATTGTATATTCTTCAGCAGTTGCAAGAGCAGACTTGATATTTTTATCGAAATACGCTCTGCTTGTACACTTACCAGAGTCAGTTTCTATATCAGACAATATGATGTTAGTTTTATTCACATCAATAATGCTGTCTGTTATTTTAGAGGAAGGCTGTACAAAATCTACCAATAATTTATTCTGATCAGGATAACCTGTACCCTTTACAATATATGTTCCATAACGATCTACAGATGTATCCTTGATGGTTGTCTCTAATACATTAGCGTCTTTTATGGTATCCAAAGAGAAATTCTTAATAGTTCCTGCTGTCAGCGTAAGGTTTTTATCACCATAAGAGAATGGAATAATGCAATTTTCAACACAGATTCTTCTTATTGCATCACCAACTTTTTCCCTTCCTGATATAGAAAACGATTTAACCAGCGTACTTGTTAATGATAATGCACTCTCTTCTGAGATAACAGTAATACCAAATGGTGTACACAACTCTGCAATTAAACTTCTAATTGTTATATTTTTCCACTCTGAAGGAACTCTTCCCCAACAGCTATCTATTATCTGCCCATTATCTCTTCCAGATATTATTAATTTGCTCTGTTTATCAGAAGATGAGTATTGTATAGTCTCTATAATTCCAATCATCGTAGATGTACCATTGATGGATACTGTAAAACTATCTCCTATGTAAATGAATTTCTTATCTTCTTTAGTGAAATCAGTTACCTCAAAAATAACAGCACCAGACAATGACAACATAGATTTCACTAGTGTGAATGAAATGAGTTCTTTAAATATTTTATCACCTACTCTAATCTCTACTATACTACTCATTTAACACTCTAATTTCAGCACCACCAGAGATAAATCCTGGATGTCTTATAACAGAATTCATTGCTAAAATTTCATTCTCTCTTTCTAAATCCTCATATTTATTATAACTTAATAATAACGTATTTGTGATTTCAAAAGTATTGGTAATTGTTTCTATCGATGCAGTAGTTGCTGCAATTGAATTAGATACTTGCACAAAGTATCCTTTCAAATCCATTAATGCAGTTATCAGCAATGTGTTGTCAATAAATTCACCTGTAATATATTCAAATTCAGATAAGTCTGTTTCTGCGCCAAGCAACAGAATAAAAGCATCAATATAGTCGGCTATCTTCTTCGCGTATTCCAATAGTGTTTCTTTACTTATGAACTTAGTTCTCATACAAATGTTTATTGCAGCAGAAATTAGATTATATTTATATGTATCTTTAATTGCCAAGAAATTATTTATCTGTGAGTTAGGAATAAACTCTGTAGAAGATACATCAATAAGGTCTACAACATCAAGACAAGCATCTATTGTTGATCGCCCTAATATATCTGGCACATTTTCACCATTAAATTCTTCTACTGCACCACGGACTACCTGAGAGCATACACCAGCAATACCGCCAAAGGTTCCATTCTTACCTATCCCACAAGCAGTTAAAAAGCCATTACAGCTCTCTTGTATTGATGTGAATAGATTGCATGGTGTATCAATTACAGAGTCTATACCAATAAGAATTGAATATATCGTCTCATTTGTTTCTGTAATCATCGAAGATACTGCATCTTTAAGCCTATAAAGATTACGCTGGATGTATTTGATTGTGTCTTTAATGTAATCTCCAGCCTTGTCTATATATGGTCTTGAAGAATTGAATCTTTCAGAAAAAGAATCTTGTGCATCTGCATTCGCAATAGCAATTTTATCACTAACAAGTTTAATACCAGAAGCAGGATCACGTGGAATATTCTTTATTGAATTACCACCAACAATATTTTTACTTGTCCGTGTCATTTTCTTTTTCTGTAGTGCAGAGGTTATCCTGGTAAATGTTATTGAGAATCTAGATACTCCACCCTCTTTTGAGTCCTCAGTTACGCTAGGTAAATCAGGCCCAACAGCAACTTCCATTGTTCCATAATAGGGATGTACTAATGTTCCATGTAGAATGGTAGTGTTGATTGCTTCCATTAACGCATCACGCCCAGTAAAGTGATTAAAATTATTCTCTGCATTAGCGATAACATATGCATCAATACTGAATGTATCTGGTGCTCTACCGTAGTCTAAAACTTCTGCTTCATCAGAGGCAGCAGTGGTCTTTATCTCTACACGTCTACCGAAAGTTTGATTAGAGGATTCCATATAGAAGGGTACATTTCTATAAGATGCAGGAAGTAAACGATCTCTCCAACTCATATTATACACCTACCAATGTTTGCCCTAATGGCCCTGTGATATTCAAGTCAATATTATTTCCTGATCTTTCTACTTTAGTTGTCATTAATTTCATTCCTTCAGGAGTTTCTAATTTAATATTTACTGTAATCATAGACCGTTCTTGCAATACTGCATCTATTTTAGTCTTAAGATCAGACATAGCAAGCTCTGGCATTGATGCAACCTGTCCTGCCATTGCTGATAATTTATTTGTAAGACTATTGAGGTTGAACTTCATACGATACATTGGGGTCTCTTCTACAGCACCAGGTGGGGTTAATGCATCATCTATATCGCCTTGCACTCCCGTAACTGTGCCAACTATTTCTTTACCTGATGCGGTAGCTGCAGCATTAGTTTTTTCAGCTGCCAGATTCATATTCTCTAATTCTAACTTACTCATTTTGATATATAAATCTTTTGAATCTTGCGTATACTTATTTAGTATTTCTGTTTTTTGATCATCACTAAAAAATTTAACTTTATTACCAAACCCACCTAAATAAAATCCTTCATTAGCATTCTTTATTCCTTTAAGTGCTTTTTCATATTGTGCCTGTAAATTATTAAGACTTATAGTATTCTGTGCGATTTGTTTATCAGCTTCTGCGCTAATTATTTCACTTGAAAGTTTATTATATGTCTCTAATGCCGCAGTATTTACAATCCATTTTCCTGTCTCTTCATCTAACATTAGTGATGTTTGACCTAATCTAGTTTTCAAAGTTGTTTCTAATTCAATTAATCTTTCTTTCTGTTTTATATTAGGGTCTTGTACCTTTACCAATTCATTGTATTCTTTAGCCATTGCATTAGTTTCTTTCTGCTCTTCCTTTGCATTATTCATGGCTGTTTTGTGTTTGTTTGCATTCTTTTTTTGCCATTCATTAAGCAAAGTATATCCAGCAGCTAACGCAGCAATGGCAATTAGGATTCCCTGTATTGGAGAGATACCTGTGGAGAGCAGAGTCATCAGTGCTCCAAG